CGGTCTGGACGAGATCGACGTGATGACCACAAACGAGAAGCTGAGCCAGGACCAGCGACTGGCGATCCAGATTTCACATAATGCCATCTCCGGGCAGGACGACCCCGCCATCCTCAAGCAGCTTTACGAGCAGATCGATGAGGTCGACCTGAAGATGTACTGCGGCCTGGACGACAAGACGCTGGAGCTGCTCGAAACAGTAGCACCCGTGCCATTCTCCGAGGCCGGCATGGACGTGCGCGTTCTCAATCTGCTGTTCCTGCCGAATGAGCTGGACCGTGCCGAGAAGCTGATGGATGACGCATTGAGGCTGGCGACCGGCAAGGCGTGGCTGATGCGCCACCAGGCATACGACCGCTGGCTCGATGCGGTAGCCGCCGCTGGCGGTGCGCAGAAGGTCAAGAACACAGCCACAGCGGTGATGGCTATCCTGAACGTCTTCGAGCACCACATGGGCGAGATGGTGAAGCATCTGGAGGAGCGGTCGAAGGAGGACTACTTCCCGGTGTCGATCCTCGTGGGCAGCCCCAACATCCCGGCACAGACGGCCAAGGTGCTGCGCGCAGCGTTGAAACGGCTGATAGACTCAGGACAAGCGAAGACGGAGGCGGACGCCCTGCTGAAGCTCGCAGAGGCATCGCTGGCTGCGTGAGCGGGAATAGCTCAGGGGTAGAGCGCCGTATACCACTGCGGAGGTCACCGGTTCGAATCCGGGGTCCCGCTCCATTTCCGGAAACCGGAAATTGCATCCAGCTTCGCACTGTGACAAAATGAGCAGCCTATGGGTACAGCAATCACTACAATCGAGAGGCCTGCGCCGGAAACCAACGCAGCTATCTGGGAGCGCCTGGACACCGATACAAATAAATCGTGGGAGGCTTTCGAGATCTATCGCGGACTCGGTGCAACGCGGAGTTTGACAAGGGTTTCACAACAGTTGCATAAATCGATCCCGATGCTTGGCCGGTGGTCATCGAAACATAATTGGGTCCCGCGTTGTGCCGCCTGGGACCGCCACGAAGCGCGGATCATCAACGAGCGAGTGCTGCTGGGTACAGCCGAGATGCGGCAGCGCATGGTCAATCAGGCGCTCTCGCTGCAGGCGCGTGCTCACAACCGGATCGTGAACATGACCCCGGAGGAGATCGGCCAGCTCAAGCCGACGGAGATTGTGGCGCTCATGCGTGCCGGCAGTGACATCGAGCGCAGGGCGCGTGACATTGGGACAGATGACACCGGTTTCGCGCCTGACGTGCTTCCGAAGTTCGAGGTCGTTGTGCTTCGCCCAGGCGGCATGATCCCGGTGCAGTTCGCTGACGGGGAGTGTGGGTACATCCCACAGGATCAGATAGAGCGGTTCCGGCGCGACAATCCCGACGCCGTTGTGATCATGTGAGATGGATGGCGACCGGTTCCTTCCCTACCACGGGACCAGCGACCGGCTGGCGCGATACAATGGCGAGGTCCTGCAGCCCCGGCCGCACCAGCTGCTGTTCCATGAAAAGATCGCGGATGCGCTGTTTCGGCCCTCGCGCTACAAGGTGCTCAAGGGAGGCCGCGGCGGCCTGAAGTCGTGGGGCGTGGTTCGCGCCCTGCTGATTTTGGCGCTCCAGCGCAAGCTGAGGATTCTCTGCGCGCGCGAGTTCATGACCTCGATCGAGGAATCCGTCTACAAGCTGCTTAAGGATCAGATCGGCTTGATGCACCTGTCGCCCTGGTGGGTGTCGACCAAGTGGCAGTTCCATGCGTTCAACGGCAGCGAGATATCGTTCATCGGCCTTGCCGACATGACGCAGAAGCTCCAGCGTACCAAGGTCAAGAGCTACGAGGGCGTGGACATCTGCCTGGTCGAAGAGGCCGAGGCGATCACCGAGGAGAGCTGGCAGCTGCTCATCCCCACCATCCGGAAACGCGGGTCGGAGATCTGGATTGTCTACAACCCGAATCTAGGCAGCGATGCAACGTACAAGCGGTTCGAGCTGAACCCGCCACCGGGAACGATCGTGGTGGACATGAACTGGCGCGACAATGTGTGGATCAGCCCAGAGCTGCTGATGGAGAAGGACCACCTGTACGCAGTTGATCCGGAGGCTGCAGCGCACGTTTGGGAAGGCGAGCTGCGCAAGCACGCCGAGGCTTCCATCTTCCGCAACAAGTTTGTGGTGCACAACTTCGAGACCCCAGAGAACGCGCGCTTCTACCACGGTGTCGACTGGGGCTTCGCCCAGGACCCGACGGTGATGGTGCGGATGTTCATCACCGGGAAGCCGCCGAGCGAGGAGCTGTGGATCGACATGGAGGCGTGGAAGATCGGCGCGGAGATCAACGAGCTGTGCCAGGACTTTGATGATCCGCGTTCGAAGCCCGGCCTGTTTGACAGGATTCCAACCTGCCGCACGTGGCCGGTGAAGGCCGACAGCGCCCGGCCCGAGCACATCAGCTATCTCAGGCGCAATGCAGGCATGAACATTGAGCCGGTGGAGAAGTGGCAGGGAAGCGTCGAGGATGGGATCCAGCACCTGCGCGGGTTCACGATTATCCACATCCACAAGGATCACTGCCCCCATACGGCGGAGGAGTTTCGGCTCTACAGCTTCAAGGTGGACCGCATGACCAACGAGGTTCTGCCCATCATCGTTGACAAGCACAACCACTGTCCGGGCGGGTGCCGCTACGGGCTCGATCAGTTCATCAAGCGCCGTGGCGTGGCAGCCGTCTGGGCGCGGCTTGCGCGGTAGAGTAGACTGAGGTGGCCGGGTCGTCCTTCTTCCCCGGTTGGCAACATTCTGCGCCCGGCCAGTAGTTCCAAACCCCGCTGGCCGGTCTTTTTTTAGCCATCGCTCTGCAGACAGTGTATGATTGGCGGATTAATGCCCAGAGCGAGCGCCAAGTCGGCCAAGCGCGCGGAGATTGCTGCGGAGAAGGTCCGCGCCAAAGGGAAGCAGCGGACCATCGACAGCTTCCAGAACTTCATCGCCAAGATCGGGATCGGCACCGACAACATCTCTTCAGCCGGAACCTACGGGTACAACCCAATCACGCGCGAGCGGACGCTGCTGGAGTGGATTCACCGCGGCAGCTGGATCGCAGGCTTAGCTGTCGACCTGATCGCGGAGGATATGACCAGGGCCGGCGTCGAGATTCAGGGCGATGTGGGCCCCGAGCAGATCGAAGCGATCAATAACGCCGCCGACATCATGAACATCTGGGGCTCGCTGCGTGACGCGATCGCGTGGGGAAGGCTCTACGGAGGGGCCATCTCTGTGGCGATGATCGACGGCCAGGACTACTCGACGCCACTGCGTGTCGAGACAATCGCGAGAGGGCAGTTCCGCGGACTGATGGCGCTTGACCGCTGGATGCTGTCGCCCTCGCTTGGCGATCTAGTCCAGGAGCCTGGACCACACATCGGGCTGCCAAAGTATTACGACGTGCAGGCCAACGCTCCGGGGCTTCGTGGTCAGAAGATCCACCACACGCGCTGCATGAGGTTTGGAGGCAACAGGCTTCCCTATTATCAGCGGCTGATCGAGAATCTGTGGGAGGAGTCGGTGCTGGAGCGGTTGTATGACCGTCTGCTGGCCTTCGACTCGACAACGCAAGGCGCGGCCCAGCTGGTGTACAAGAGCTATCTCCGGACGTATGGGATCAAGAACCTGCGCGACATCATCTCCACCGGTGGGGATGCGCTCAACGGGCTGACGCAGTACGTGACTATGATGGGGCGGTTCCAGTCGATCGAGGGCATCACGCTAATCGACGCCGAGGACACGTTCGAAACCAAGGAGCATGGCGCCTTCGGCGGTCTTGCTGAGGTCCTGATTCACATCGGTCAGCAAATTTCCGGCGCCCTCCAGATTCCGCTGGTGCGGCTGTTTGGACAGAGCCCGGCCGGCCTGAATTCCAGCGGGGAGAGTGATCTGAGGACATACTACGACGGGGTGAACTCGGCGCAGAACCGCGACCTCAAGGTGGGCATGACGCTGGTGTACATGATGATTGCGAAGTCGCTAGGGAT